GCCGTGACCCTCGATTACCTCAATCATGACAACACGAAATAAACCATGAACTCCCGAGTAACGTCCAAATGCAGATACTCCGCTAACCTGCGACCTGAGAAATCCTCGCCCTCACCACCGAACCAGCAACAATCGCAAATCATAATACGGACGTTTTCCCGATCCACTTTCAAGTAACCCATCCGCACATTCTGATACACGGGTAACACCACATTGGACTTGCTCATCGCGCCTTAACTAACAAAATTCCTTTTGCCCAAAAATACACGCGTGACGCAACCGGCAAACTGAACGCCACCACAAACACCAACAGTGCTGCGCCTACCAACGCCAGCAGCACATCAAGCGCGTCCGTTAACAAACCCATGTCATACACTGGAGCCGAATACGACTCACCCCCCGCCGACGTGAATGACACCGCCGAAATAAACTGCTCGAAGTTACCACTCGAATCCGTCGAAAAACTTGCGTCATTAACCCAACCGCTTCCTATGTTCCGATACAAATACAGATCCGTCCCGAGGTCGATCCGGTCATGATCTATCTCGAAATCACCAGCCCCGGCCGGAAACGCTATCCAACCGTCATTCGTTACAGGATCATACCAATTCCAAAACGATTGAGTCGGCGACCAGACCAAATCATGACCACCGGCTGTAACAGTTGCGCCGAAATCCGCTGGCGGGTCCACCGCCTTACTCTTCGTCGTCCCGCTGACGTAACCTATAAACGTCAGTAATAAAATAACCTTTTTCACTATTATCCTCCTCCGATTCATCCGGCACTCCTAAAACTTGACCGACTTCGCGCCGGTTAACCACCCGTTGCCAATACCGATAAATGCCCCATCCCCACCAGACCAGCAACCAACCACCTAACACTCCGATTAACGCGCTCATCATTACATGCCAACTCCGTAATCCTCCGCGACACCCGCAGCCATGTCGTCCACGTCAGACTCGCCGTAATCTTCCGGCTCACCCCAACCATACTCACCGTCAGATTCGTCAAAATCGTCCCCCGCCAATTCATAAGGCGACGTAACCCCTTTCGCCTCCAGATACTCGTCCGCGTCTTGTTCCCAAAATTTCCACCGTGACATAAATCGCTCCTATGCACTACCACTCAAGCCCCAGCCAAACACCTCTGGTATCCACGTTTTAGCATACCGATAAATAGTTAACCCAAGCACCAAAGACAGGTAAGCCGCCGCGTAACTTACCAATTCGTCAAGTGGTGTGAAGGTATTCGCAACAGCCATGAACGTGCCCATCCCGCTACCGGGTAATCCCAACGACCATGACCCAGGATTCAAGCCGGTAAGCAAATCACTCGCTGCGTAAATAGCCGGAATTGCGAACTCGTAACCGCCCGCTGCGATGCCGCTGACGATTAAGACCAACCCCCACGAAGTGCTAACAAACTTGACCCATTCCTTGAATAACTCACCGAACCAGTAAGTTACTCCGTGAAAAATCGATACCAGCCAATCAATGATTGCGATCATATCAATTTTGCCAAGTGAATGCCCGCAAACTCGCAGTAAACATTGCTATTCGAAGCAGCCACAACAACACATTGCGCATTAATGCGATCATCCCGCTAAAGCCCGTTAGATCGATGACCGATGGAAACGCAAACGTGCCCGTATGTGGCATCGAATTTAGCAATGACAACGGCACCGACACACTCGACACCGATCCAAAACTCGATGGCAAACTCGAAATCGCTCCGGTAATTCCCGATAACACGCCGCTGACACCTTGACCGCCGTCTGTGACCGAGTTTTGCCATTCCACTGCGTCGCTGGCTAACGCATCGATGCGACCACGGTCAGTGAAATCACCGCTCTGATGCCCAGGCTCCACCGAATCGCCGCCACCAGTGCCAGGCGTCATACTAGCACCCGCGTCCGTTACCCCTTGCTTAACGTCGTTGTAAAAATCTTCATTCGTTATGTCGCCACTTCCAGCCGTCCCGTTTGTGCTATGCGTGCTATTTGTGACCGTCGTCGGCGTTGTGTTCGGCGCAGGAGTCGGCACCGGAGTCACAGACGGCCCCGGAGTTGTCGTTGGCCCAGCCGTCGGAGTAGGTGTCACTGATGGTGCCGGCGTTGGCGAAGGATTGCCAATGTTTCCTTGCAAATAAAACATCACCGCGCCGCCACAAGTCACCGATCCTGTAGAACCACTCCCCACCGTTGGCACGTGTAACACCAAATCCGGCCCGTAATCCCAACTCCGTCTGTCCACAGAATACGTCACCGTTGCCGCTCCTGTTCCATTAACAAGAGCAAACTGAGCGCCCGGTATGCTTGCTGAATTACAACCTCCAGGTGTGCACGTTATTTGTTCCAGCAATCCGCCTACCTCAACATTGATGACTGCACTCCCCGCAACCGGCCGCGTCCCAATCCATTGCCCCGTAACCGTTACCGGACTCGTGCAACCACCGCCTAACTGAATCGTCATCGTGTCCGTAATTGTCACCCCACAACACGCCCCCGGACAAATCCAACCCCCATGACCATCGCTTACGCAGTCCTGCCGCACAGCCCGAGGCACCGACCCTGTCATTATCGCTGTCTGACCGCCAGAGACCGCTCCAACTGACTCAGTAACAACATCATTATCCGGCGCAAAATACGTTGTTGCATCGATCCCGATCATTGTATCCGAAGTAATTGTTGCTACACCCCCACTCACGGACACAGTAACCGTCCCATTCGTCCCACCATTCCCACCGCCTGCATTGTCATGACCGAAACCCTTGCCAATTGTATATGTCCCATTGGCTACACCCGCCGCAACCGTTACCGACGTAACATGAACCTTCCATGCCGAGTTTCCATCCGAAGAAGACAAAATTGTCGTTCCTCCCATAACCGGCCCACACATGACCCAACCGAACCCGCACACAAACCAAACACGCGCTACAAACCCTCTCATGGTTTGAACCTCGTGCTGAAAGCGTGAAACAGCAGCACGCCAATCGCCAAACACAGTAACCACTCCGCTTGACCCAAACCGCTATTCAACGCCGTAAGCAAATCCTGCAATTGCTGCCCGTTATCATAGTTACTCGGATTAAGAAAATCGGCTAACATGTTATAGCTTCTTCCGAGCCTTACTCCAACGCCCGACCGCATGAACCAGCCCTTTGAGCACCAAGAGCGTTAACACGATCCACTTCAACGACCAGATAACATGATAAAACGTTTGCACTCCGACACGCGCCGCTCTTCGTTCTGAGGGGAACAGCCAAACGGCGCGGCTCCGAGAGCCTACGCCCGCGCAAGAACCCGCTTGGCCACGGTGTAAACTTTCGTTGCCACCGGCCACCCGAACGCCGCCACGAAGACCAAGATCGCAGCCGCTACGATTGCCGTAATGGCATCCGTCGCGTCCGTGATCAAAGTCAGATCGGGCGAATACGTCCCAAGTAAACTTGTAAATAAGTGCATCTCTTCTTCACCTCCTTTCACTCGCTATAGCCAGCCGCACGCAGCATGTCCTTACTTCGCTCGAACATGTAAGCAGGAAGCCAGAGGAGACAGCACAAGCCGAAGCCAAGAACCATCGCCGCCACTGCATCGCCTGCGTCCAACATGCCCCCGTAATGACAGACTCCGCAAAAGAGTCAATCAAAATACTACTGGTGAATTACAAGGTATAACGTGTTAGGTAAATACTTGCGAAACACAAGACAACGCGGCAACGCGCACAGCAGGGAGTGCGCCAATAAACGGCATGTCCGAACGGCATCTCGATTGTCACACTCCCTGCTTGCCGTTGTCCAGCGTAAGCGAGCCGCTGCCGCGCGCTCTTAGAATGCTGCCGTCCTCTCGGTCGCAGATAAAAAGAAAACGACCTCGCCGGAAGGCAGGAAACAATTATGAAATCAATTCAAACTTACTACGTGATCGCGCTTAATGGTTGCGACGCTTATGTTGCACAAGAATCAAGCTTTAAGCTGGGCTGCGCTGACTGCCTCCCAATTCTCCTATACACTCCTATCCCTGACCAAGCTCTTACGTTCCCTTCCATGATCGCTGCTTCTGTCTGGGCGTTCATGGCGTTACCTCACGCCGCTTGGCACATCGCTGCCATATAACTTGCTTATGACCTTTTCCATGCATGAAAACCAAACGTCACCAGTCGCGCAAACTCACACCGCCTTTAGTCCTTCGGAACGACGAAGGCGACACCGAAATTGTCGAGGTCGATACCCTTTACCACACCACCAACCACACCTGGATTTCACGAAAAATCAGCGCCCGCCTAATACTCGGACCCGGCCTCCGGATCCGAATCGGATCCCGGTGCCAAACGAGCAAAAAACGACTCACAGAAATCCATGTGACCTGTTCTTTCGACCCCAAGGCGAAGACCCTTGGCTTTTCAGCACTGGCAGCCTCCTCCTCGAGCTCGACCGAATTTATCAGCTAATCCGTGCAGTCCCACCGCACGCGGACGCTCAGTTTGCCTGGCGCTCCGTCTCTGACGCCGTGTGGAATCTTAAGAACACGCTCGACTGGCTCCAGAACCACCAACCCTGACCGCTCGCGGGCATAGCTCCATCCAAGGCACCCCGCCGCGCTCCGCGCGGCGAGGCCCCCTTTGTATTCGGTCAGATTTAACCCGCCCGACTGGCAGTAGTTGCAAACTGCGGACGCCCAAACGCTCGTGCCCTTAACATTTCCATACGAGCCATTGGACTGACCACAATCGCGTCCGCGCTGCCGAACTTGCGCATCTCATACTGATTCCCAGCGTTGTAGTCGCTCAGCCCGTCAGTGAGATACGCGACCCCCGCCAAATCAGGCCGAAACGGTTTAACAACAGCGTTACCCGCTATCTTGTTCCACCAGTTCTTGTAAACCATGCAAGAACTTGTTGAACCCCCGCTTCTCGGCAGTCGCGACAAAAGCATATGTGCGTGAGGACGTCCGGTGATCTCGCCGTTTTCCAACCGGACAACGTAGGCAAGATCATCCTCACAAACCTTGTAATACCCAGCGATAGCACGCACAAGCCGTTTCACTCGCGCCACCCGCGCATTGACCGATGGAGTCAATGCCCGGAACGACAGATGAAAGAACACCTGCCACGGCACCAGGTTTAATTGAAACTGCCAGGCCGTTTCCATTGCAGCATTATTTCGAGGCGGCCACAACATCACCGCGGACACGCACTCGGCCCCGGAATATGTTGACAACCTCTGAGATATCCAACGTAATGCGCTGTCCAGTGGCTTTGCCGAATTCCGGCTTGAACTCATCTGGCGCATTCCATTCGATGAACTGCTTTAGTTTACCGCCCTCAGCAGAGCAATCCAGCAACACCAAGACCCGGCTATTAACCTGAACCCCTTTGGTGCTTTTGTATGTCTGCTTTTCCTCATCGTGAACAGTTGCCGTGATCCTCATTTAGCACCTACCTTGCCAACTCCGGATTTGTGCAACCTCTTGGTCTCATGTTCGAGGAACTCAAGACCAGTCGTTACCAAGAAGCGTATGACCGCCGCTTGTGAAGTCCCAGGAATCGCCGTTGATGCCCTGAACTGTTTAATTCTCCCTAACTGCTCCTCGTTAAACGAGCACCACAGTTGACACGAATTCTGACCCGTGTCCGGCCCTTGTCTCTTTGTGTATTTACCCATTACCGGCGACGATTTCATATGACATATATTTTAGCAAGCTAATTCGGAGCGTCGCCCGAGTTCATTGGTTCCCAATTCGATTTGCCAGGCTGCGTCCGTCGGTGAAAGACCCGCGGTTTATACGGCGAAGGCGAAGGACTACCACCATTGACCCCTTCCACCTTTGTCCGTTCCTCGTTCTTACCAGCCTTCGCGGTTTCCGCGATCGCGGACACGATCGTTCTCTCTCGCACCTCCTGGCCCTGTGCTTTGGCTCCGTTAAAATCCGTAACCACATAGAGCAACCCACCGTCCGGTTTCCGAATCCGAATGACACCGGCACGCACACCTTCAACCAACCCCAACGCCGACATTTCCCCAACCTGATACCCGCGCTCCGACGTAACGATCCAGCCAGGCGCATAAAGCCCGCGAAACTCTTCGGTTTCTATCGCGTAGCTTGCACTACGCACCGACGGTGCGGCTTTCGCTGACGCCGCCGATACTAACTCGCCTTTGCCTTCGTCTTTTACCTTCTTACCTGGAAACCACACATGCCGGACTAACGTGCACCCCGACACCAGCAAGCTCAAAACAATCGGCCCGGCCACCCAACGAACCCAGGGACGCTTGGACTGCACCTTGTCCAACCGAACACGACTCCGAGACAGCCCAGCCCGCTTTCGAGCACCCGCCATTGAACGCGACACGTAGCAGTTGAACAACTCACGGTCATGTTCAAGCCACTTGTTTTTTCCAAGCTGAGTTTTGCCATCCGAGTCGAACGTCTTAACAATAAAGTAAGCACCTGGATGTAACCCAAAGCTCGCCCACTTAACCAGTGTTAACCACTTGGTTATAATGTTCGATGACCAAAACCTGCTATTCCGAACCTTGCGCGTGTAAGTCGCTAAACGCCGCAACTGCTTGTCCACGTTCCACTGCGACTGACTAATAACCCAAATGTCGTTGCAATCATGCCGCGACTGGCAACACCAATCAAACAAGCTTCGTTTGCGTTTGTCATTCCAATCCCGCGCATTCAGTGCGTCCTGCACTTCATCAAGCACTATGACGACTGAGAGATCGTCATCGCCTCCTACAGTATGCTCGTAAAGAGCCAGAATCGATGCCTGAGGAATGTTGACGCACTGCTGATCTTGCAAGACCAGCCCATAACGTTTTTCCGCCAGTGCCTTACACTCAGCCCATTTGACCTTGAAAGTGTCCGTTATATACGCCGTTCCACCAGCCAGAAAATGATCGAACAACCGCGTTAGAACGTAATAACTCTTACCACTTCCCAA